TTAGCTGAAATAGTTACTGACAACAAAAAAGCTACTAGATATTTTTCCATTTCCTGTAATCCTCGCGAAGTTGTTTAAATTTGTCTATCCAGTTATCTCTTTTTTCAAAAAATAACAAAGGGTCGTGATCATCTACTGCCATCACTATCATAAGCTGCGATACTGGTAGGTTCGTTCGTTCTTCGAAGGCTACAGCGTAAGCAGAACATTGCATGTAGTAGTCATGAATATCGTCATGACTTTTTACTCTACTAGATGTTTTGAAATCAATTACAGAAAGTTTGCCATCAAACTCAGCAACGCAATCGACTGTTCCTGCTACTTCTAAGTGGTCTGAATAAAGTTTGGTTTCTAATGCGTGGATGTTATTTATGCGATCCAAGAGTGGCGTGATTCCCTGCCACAACTCGTGATCAAGGTAATTTGGGGTAACTTCCAAATTGGACAAATAGTTTTCGCATAAACTATGTACTCTGGTTCCTCGTGAAGAGGCTCTGCTTGAGATTTTGTTTGCTTCCTCAGCTCCGACTCTTTCTCTCCACTCTTGGATCGATCGTCGTTTGAGGAGACCGGTAACTGTTGTGATCGATGGATAGGCTCGACCTGACGGTGTTTTGTAAAGACGGATACCATCTGTGGTGGTTCTGGCCAGTTCGGGATATTCATGGTTTATGTGTGAAAATTTCAATTAGTACACCAATCAAAATACCAATAGTAGGTATAAAAAACAGGCTCATTCCAAAAAGAAACAAGCCTGTTGTTAACAATAAAAATATATTTTTAAGCAATTAGTCCTGGCTTATAAACTGTTTTCCCATTTTCTTTCATTGCAGTCATAACTTGTTTTTTGTTATCACCCTCGACGTAAGAAACATGAACCCAGCCTGAATCAGGCACACCAGGTGTGTAAAATTCTAAAATTAATTGACGGAATTCTAAATTTTCAGAAATCCATTGTGCTAGATCAGCATTAGCTACACCAGGAATTTCAATATCTGCTGCTTGGCCTTTACAATGGTCTGATGTTCTTGAACCACCAACAGCAGCATTAACATCCGGGTGTCTAAATCCAGAATTTACTTTTACACCTCGGCCATATGCTTCTCTAATTGGCTGCAGAACATTTTCTGCTAATTTGCGAAGATTTTCTATTTCTTCATCGCCTGGTGTATTGTCTAGTCCTTGTCTTAAAGCGGTTTCACTTTTTGTCATTTCCGCTAATGAAAAATTTTCAGTCAACTTCATTTATTCTCCTTTATGTTCCGTATTGATCTTCATAGTTCATTCTTGCTAGAATATACTCTTTTACGAGCTTTGATCTAACAATGTCGTCTACCTCAAACTCTATTGTTTTAACCGAGGGCATCATATCAGCAATAACCATGAACTTTTTCAATCCAGACATATCGGTTTTTTTGTAAAGGTCAGTTTGTCTAAAATCACCACAAAAGATAATTTTTGATCTAGAACCAACTCTCGTTATAATACTATTTAGCTCCATATCATTCATGTTTTGACATTCGTCTACAATGATTATGGAATCTTCTAAAGTAATTCCTCGCACAAAAGATGTAATCATAAACTGTACAACTTTTTGTTCATTAAGTAATTTCCAAGCATCTTTTCTGTTAAAGAGATCTGCACAAATCTCTTCGTAAGGCATTTGATAAACTTCTGTTTTTTCTTTTTCGTCTCCTGGTAGGTGACCTATTTCTCTAGAGGGTACTGCAGATCTAACTATTACTACTTTCTTAAAGGTGGTGTTCTTTTCTAGAACTTCTTCTAATGCTTTGTAGAGTGCTATGTAAGTTTTACCTGTTCCTGCAACTCCGTGAAGTAATAATAGTTGAGACTCTGAATATGCTTGAAAAAATCTGGCTTGTGTTTCTGTAAGTGGCTCTATAACATCTAAATCGTCTAATTTTAATTTTAACTTATTGTTTATTGTTGCTATGTTAGATTGTGTGGAAACTGTCTGTAGAGCTGTTTTTCTAGCCATTGATGCCCTCTTCTAGAAAGTAAAAAAGGCCTTTGCTGAACGCATAAGGCCTTTTTGGTTGGAGTAAAAAAAGCTTTCAATGAACTCATCGTCTAGACAATTTGTCTCTTAGATTACTTTTGTAGTTCTTCTCACCAATCTTAGACAAAACTTCTTTGAATCCGTTATCAGTTGTTCTAATGCCAAGCCTAACTGGATCACCCAAAGAAGGTGCTCCCATTAACACAGGTTCGAGATTAGAGTTTTCTTCTAGGAAAGAATTACGTGCAGACCAATTCATTAATTTATCAAAAACTTCACCGGTTGTTTTATTGCGAAATGAATATGTAGGCATATTATTATTTATTAAATCCAGCTCTGCGAAGTATGCACATGAAACGAAAGGTTCTTTTTAGATTTAGCTTGAATTACATTTTTTATTTCTTCTAATGCTTCTAGGCTAGAAAAAACACCTACATGGCGTGCATTTTTTTCTCTACCTTTACTATCTATCTCTTTGTATTCTAATACATAACAAGTTCTCATTAGGATGGTCTTTCGTTCAAAGGAAATGGCCATGCAGCTGAATCTAAAGGAGGTGCATTAATACTAATACCATGTTTCTCAAATTCTTCACTATAGTCATCTCTCATCTCAAAGTCATCTTCTTTTACAAAGTCAAGCTGACCATCAAAGATGTAACCACTACCTTTTAAGAACAGTTCAAAATTCTCTAGAACTTCTTCTAAAGTCTCTCCTCTAAACTCTAACGTATTTGCAATTTCAACTTCATCTGTTTGTAGTCGTTCATGTTCACATTTAAAAGTAAATTTAGGCATTTTAGTTTCTCCTCATAGAAGCAATATCTTTAGCTTCATCGTTATTAAAAATAGGGACTGCATTTGACTTGTGCATAGTTCCAATACCAACTATGTTATTTCCAGTATAATGCTTATCAGCAAGTTTAGCGCAAGAAGCATAGCCGGTAGTAATCTTGCTAGGAATGTGTTCTGTTGTTCGTCTAAAGGGAGTAACAACTTCTAACACACCCTGCTGATAGACTGGCAGCTTCTTAGGCTTAGAATAAGGTTTAACGCCCTTCTTGAAGCTTTGTTTAGACTTTTGACTCACATACATCATACCCATATCAATCTCCTAAAACTTCATTATAGCCAAACTCAGTATTTAATCAACCAGTTGCTTGTTCTTGCAGCTGGCTGTTCTTTTCTAAAGAAGTCAATGATCCTTTTGTAGACTTCTTTGTAGAAGACTTTTTTGGTACAGGTTCCTTAGGTAAAGGAGGGGGAAGTAGACCGGGATATGCTTCGCTGATAAGTTCATGTGTAATAGTTTTGTATTTTGTCGTAAGATTTTTATCTTTGATAAGAATAAAATCTTCTGCTTCAGTCCAATGCAGTCCTTCTAACATTTCAATAAACAAACGTTCTCTTTTAAGTTTGTTAATATTAACATCAGGTTTAATAAAAAGGTAAAACCTTCTCATCTCTAACTGCAGCTTTGTTTTTTCATATCCAGCTGGAACGTCTTTGTCTACTTTATAAGGAGGAGCGCCTTCTGGTAACAAAAATTTGATATTATAATCAAAGTTGAAACGAAGTAATGTTCTGACTAAGTTATTATTGTTTTGTGAGAGAAGTTTGAGTTTTGCTTCCTTGGTTGCTGCTTTTTCTAACTGATCAAAAAATTCAGATGCTAAAATGTTCATTAAAATTCCTCTATCAAGTCAAGCATGTTCTTCATTCTGTGTTGAACAAAATAATCTAGAATCATACTCTTGTCTTTAATTTGGTATAAGTGAAAAGTATTTATAATTGACTCTTCAATGTGATTTGGTATCCTTGATAAATCTACAAGTGTTTGATTGCGATCAAAGTTTTTTACAAAATTAGAGTCCTGTGGCATAGTAGTTGGATCTTCAATCCACTGAGCTAATTTTTTAGACTGTACTGCACTCTGCCTCTTTCCATTTACTATTGCATCATCGTCAGTCAACACATTAGGAACGCCATCTCCTTTATCACCTTTGATAATGTGTTCCATCAAAATAGTATTGATAGGCTTTTCAGCTTTGATAAACTTTTTGTGAATGGGAGACCACTGTTTTACGTTTGGATATTTTTGAAGTTGAACAAAATCATGATCACCAGAAATGATCATAACTGGTTCAGTCAAATGCTTACAGAGAGTAGCAATAATATCATCAGCCTCTGCTCCTT